CCCGCGAACGCGGTCACGTTGATGTCGATGCCCAGGGCCGTGCAGAACCGCGTGTCGATGGGCAGCACGCCACCCGCGACGGTTTCCGCGGCGACACCGGAGTGGATAACGATCGCGTCACCGGCCACCGGAAGACTCCTTCACGCACTCGGCCCCACACTTGCAGATCTTGAACCATGACCCGTGCCCGCACTCCGGGCACCGCCAGCCGCTCCGTGGCGCGGGCACCCCGGCCACCGGCCACGCCCGGCCGTACCCGGCCGACGCGAGGTGCGCCGCCGCGTGCTGGTCGGGCATGTCAAAGAAACCGCGGTTGGCCCGGTACTCGACGCCATCCACCACCTGCGCGACCTGCATACGGTCCTCAGCCGGTACCCGTGCCACCGATCCTCCCTACGGTGTGCGCGGGCCCCGGCTCTTCCCTGGCCGGGGCCCGCACCTCACGCTACTTGATACCGACGATGAGCCCGGACCACGCGGGAGCCTGGTGGATCAGGGTCCCGATCTGGTACGTGGACAGATCCTTGGTCATCTGGATGTCCGGCCAGTCGTAGAGCATGTAGTCCTGCACGTTGACCGCCGACGTCGGGGCCTGGATGTTCGTGTTCTGGAGCGGCAGGGACGTGGAGCGGATCAGCGCCGCGCCGTTGGGCATGAACCGGTGCGTCTTGACGTCCAGAACCTTGCTCGTGTTCTGGTTCGTGTACCCGGTCACCGTGGTACCCATGGTCACGTTGCCGTCGCCGGTCTGGATGTTGGTCCGGTAGCCCGAGGCCGCGCCGTTGCTACCGCCGACCCGCAGAAGCTGGCCGAACTCGGCCCGCAGCGCGCCGGTCATCCAGATCTCGTCCGGGTCCGCGCCGTTGTTGACGAACATGGTCTGGAGCGCGGTGTCGAACTCGCTGCCCGGGTTCGTCGTCGAGAATACGGTGTTGAGCCGGGTGTAGTACCCGGTCTTGGTCGAGTCGGACAGGACCGTCAGGTACCCGTCGTAGGCGTTCGCGTCCGCGGAGCTGTCAGTTCCGGCGATCACCGCGCCGGCCGCGTTGTACGTGGTCAGCGTGAACGTGTTACCGGTGAAGTTGCCCTGGAAGTGGGCGTTCGCGATGCCGGTCGTGGTGCCGACGTAGAGCGCGTAGTCGAAGATGCCGGCCGTTTCCACGGACACGGTGATCGCCACGCTCGCCGACGGGCCGGTGCGCGCGCCGGAGTTGACCACGGTGGACACCGCGGTCTGCCCGAAACCGGTACGGCCAGCCACGTAGACGAAATAGGTGTTGGTGGCCAGCGAGCCGCCGGAGTCCGAACCCACGACCGTGACGGTGGGGGCCGCGACGCTGCCCTCGTAGCCGGTACCCGAGCCGCGGCCGTAGAGCTGTGCCCGCTCCTCGCCCATCTTGTGCGCGTAGAGCGCGGCCATGTGCGACAGGCCCTGGAGGTCGTCGTAGCCGATGGCCTGGAAAAAGGACAGCCAGTCGACCGAGTCGGAGAAGCCGAGTTCGACGTAACCGACCGACCAGTCCGAGCCCGTGTACGAGATCTTCTGCGGCCGGGCCAGTGTCACGTTGCCGGTCGGACCCCAGGTAGAGGTAGTGGTCAGCGAGGAAAAGAAGGGTGACAGCACCGCGGCGCCGCCGGGAACCCCGGCATTGCTCACGCTGTCGATCCGCTTGAACTTCCGCGCGCTGCCCACGCCCTTGACCCGTGGCGTCGAGTTAACCAGCGGGGTGTGCAGCGGGATTAGTCGCTTGGCCGGGCCCTCCAGGTCGTACGCGGTCAGGCCCGTGCCGCCGACCGGGTTGGTGGGCGTCCAGTCCTTTTGCAGCTCGGCCTTGAGTACGCCGATCTCGGACATGAGACTGGTGGCCAGGTCGTTGTCCGAGCCCGCGGCCTTGGTGATGCTGGCCGTGATCTCGGCGAACTTCGCTTCCAGGGCCGCGGGGTTGGCACGCAGGCCCTTGACCAGCACGCGGTGGCCGGCGCCCGGGTCGCTGCCCGGGGACGGGACCATGGCGGTCTGGCCCGTGCGGGCCTCGGTCAGGGAGTCGGTCATGGCCGACTTGAACGCCTCAAGCTCGGCGATCTGCGAGCTTCCGCGCTCGGCAACGACGGCGGGGTCAAAGAGCTGGTCGAGAGTTGTGGTGGGCATGACAGGGCCTTTCGGGTCGCTACCTATGGGGTAGGTGACCCTGCGCCCGTCACGCCGCGGCGGCGCTCTCCAGCTTCGCGGCCTCGCGCTCGTATCCGGCCTTCACGGTCGGGTCCGTCGCTCTGGCCGCCGTGGCACGGTAGTGCGCGGCCTTGGCCAGGTCGCTCTGGACCTGGCTGGGTTGCGTGCTTCCGCCCTGGCTCGGGGCAAGGATCACCGGACCGCCAGGGGCCGGCGCCGCGAGTGCCTTATCGAGCCGCTCACTGAGGGCTGCGATCTTTGCGTCGCGCTCTGCCGTCGCTTCTGCGATCAGAGTCTTCACGTGCTCCGCGGTGAGCAGGCCTCGACTCGCCTCCGTCGAGGGGCCGGTCGCCTTGGACGCGTCTGCCGTCGCGGACTTGTCCGTGTCACCGCCGGAGTCCCCGCTCCAACTGTCAGGGATCATATCCGAGGCCCCGATCCGGGCCGCCTGTTCCCTGATGTGGGCCCGGACGGCGCTCTTGGACGCGTCGCCCGAGCCGGACAGGCGAATGGCGTTGTCGACGTCTTCGCGCGTCTCGATCGGGTACGACCCGTCCGACATCGCGTGACCCTTCTTGGCCAGCGACTTGCGCTCGCCCTTGCTGAACGCGCGCTTGCCGACGTCCGCGCCCAGCGCCTTGAGCAGCGCGGCCTTGCTCGCGTCGTCGAGTTCGCGCGCCCACTTCCACGGGTCGCTGCCGGCCGCCTTGCCGGTGTCCTGACCGTCGAGCGTGATGGTCACGCCGGCCATATCCACCGGGGCCAGCGCCGTGCCGGCGGACTTGGCGATGGTCATCGTTGCCGTGGGGTTGCTCGGCCGGTCCACGAGGCTGATCTCAGGAATGATGCCGTCCACAATGCGACCCTTGGGCGCGGACGCGTCGGCCACCGTGCGGTAGCCGCGGATGCCGATCGAAAAGCCCTTGAGCACGCCGGTGCGGACCTTGAGCACGGTCGTGGGGTCGACCACGTGCGCCTTGAGGTACCAGTCGTCGCCCTGGCCGGTCAGCGCCTTGCCGACGCCGGCCGCGATGGCGCCATGCTGTTCTCTGACATTTCCCCACTGCATCCACTCCGGCACGGCGCGCTTGAGCCAGGTGGGGTCGCACTTCTGCTGGTCGAGGTCGAGATCGGGGCCGGCCGCCTTGCCGTAGACCATGATCGTCCCGTCGGGCAGCTCTTCGGTCTTGCCCTTGACGATGTCCCCGAAATAGGCGTCGGTCCGGTCCACGGCGGTACTCCCCTGCTCGACTGCTGATGATGTTAGACGTCAGCCTGGTCCGGCTGGATTTTTGCCTTTGCGCTCGCCCGGCCACTGATGAAACACGTCGTGATACCAGTTGGCCGCCGTGCGTTTGGCCTCGCCGTCGGACAGGTACTTGAGCAGGTGGTGATACAGCGCCGTCCACGGGTGCGGGTGGTCCGCCTACTTGGCCAGCCCCTCGCCGCGCGTCCAGTAATGGTGCAACTGGTCATGACCCGTGGCCACCGCGCGCGCGGACTTGCCGATATCGGGCAGAGTAGGAATAAGTGCGCACCTACACCTCGGATGGCCCGGAGGATGTACATCCCCGCTCGGGAACGGCGTGCCCACGTCGACCGGGCCGGCCGCGTCGTTGGCCGCGCACAGTGGGCACACGCGCTGATCGTGCGCGGTCATCCACTCGTTGCGGGCCACGCCTCGCTGGCGGTAGACCTCGCTGGCCGCGGCCCCCTGCGCCCGCGCGGTCTCGGTCCACGCCACGGTGTTCGCCCATGACGGGTTGGCCACGATGCCGCGCAGCGCGATGGCGATCTCTTTCGGCGACGCGCCGCGCTCAAGGCCGTCGGCGAGCACCGCGGCCAACTCGTCGAGCCGTTGCGCGGCGATGCCCTTGATGGTGACGCCGGCCTTTGCTAGCAGGTTCGTTAGCTCGACCTCGCGCCCGTCCGCGGACAGGATCTGCCTGGCCGCGCGCGCGTCGCCGGGCCGCCAGTGCGACCAGTCGACGCTGATCGTGATGCCGGGGTTGCGCGGGTCAACGCCCGCGTCGATGATCGCCTCGGCCGAGCGCGCACCCACGAGATAGCCCTCGGTGAGCGCATCCTCAATGGCCGGGGTGAGCACGGCCGTGAGCTGTGGACCGAACCGCGCGCGCAGCCAGGACACCACGGCCCCGGTGCTCGGCGCGGCGTCAGGCCACTGACGGGCCGCCGCCCGGGCGACCGCCCGGATATCCACGCCACGGGTCAGCGCTCGGGTCAGAAGCGCCGCTACTGCGGCCGTCAGGGCGACGTCCACCACCCAGCCCGGCCACCGGTCGTCCGGGGGCGGTTGCGGCGCCCCCGCCGATACCCCCGTCGGCAACGCCTCCGGGGGTTGTCCTTTTGGGTCGGACTCGGCCGCCTTCCCGGCCCGGGAGTGGTGCATGATCGCGTCAGCATCCAAGCGACTGCCGGCCAGCACCTCCACCATGATCCGGCGCATCTCCGTCTTTGACGCGCCGGCCCCGAACGGCACGTCAAGCTCGCGACCGAGGCGCCGGTAATCGGCCACCTTGAGTCCGAGTCCGTCGAGGTAGCGGTGCGCCTCATCACGGCTGGTCACCCCGCGCAGCTTGGCCGCGACCACGTCATGTGGCGGGCCGCTGATCTGCGGCCGGGTCATGGACGGGGGCGGCGCACCGCCCAGGCTCGGACCACCGATCATGACCATATGTTTGGGCTGGTCGCCGATGGTGACCGCGGCGGCCCGCTCCCGCGGGGTCAGCGCCTTCTGGTTCGACTCGGGCACCACGTTCGCGTCGTCCATCTGCTCGATGCGGCGCAATGCCAAATCCTGCTGGTCGCGGGTCAGGTGCGGGGTCTGGTCACGCAGGTCCGCGACCGACGCCCATTGTCCGGGCTGTGCGACGCGCGCGTACGCGGCACGCATGTCCGTGACGGGGTCACCGGACGGTGCCGCCCCCGAACCGCCGTTGATGGCGATCAGGTGAGCGTCCTGGCCGCCGACCCGGATCGCGCCCGCGCGGTCCCTGGCCGTGAGGATCTTCCGATTCGACTCGGGCATCATGTCGACGTCCGGGGCCTGGCTGAGCGTGCGCAGTGCCGCGCTCTGCTGGTCATGGGTCAGGTGCGGGGCCTGGTCGCGCAGTGACGTGATCGACGTCCACTCGCCGGGTTGCGCGACACGGGCGTACGCGGCACGCATGTCCGTGACCGGATCGCCGGACGCCACGCCCGGCCCGGGGTCGATGCGCAGCACGTGGTTGTCCCGGCCGCCCATGGACAACGACGCGGCGCGCTCGCGGTCGCTGAGGACCTTCTGGTCGTCCCAGCGGTCCACGTGCACGGACCGGTCGGTGCGGGCCAGGTGGGTCAACGCGGCGTCCTGCTCGGCGCGGGTCAGGTCGGGCAACCGGTCGCGGATGTCGGCCAGGGGTACGTACTGTCCCGGCGTGCCGGCCGCCGCGGCGTACGCGTCGCGCACGGCACGGGTGTGGGCGGCGGGTGCGGTGGCGGATTCCAGCGGATTGCCGGGTAGCGCCGCCAGGTCAGGACGGTGCCCTTCAAAACCGCGTGTCGCGATCATGTCCAGTCGCCGGCCAACGGCGGCGTCGACAATCTCTCGCCGAAGTTCATCCCCTTTCAGGGTGCCGTACCTGGGGATATTGAGGTCTTTCGCTATCGCGTTTAGATCAATGCGCTTAATGCCACTGACCTGCGCCGCTGCGGCCTCGCGACTTGACGCGGCATTAAGCGCAGCGATGTGCTCAGCAGTGCTCATGGTGCCAACTGTAGCACGATTGGCAGCACTTGTAGCACGGTTGGCCTTGCGCTGCTCGGCCTCGTGCTTGCGCAGCACCGTGGCCGCGGAGTCCTTGCGCTCCTGCTCGATCCGGTCGCGCTTGGTCCGCAGCTCGGCAATGCGCGCCTCGTGCACGGCTACCTCCGCGCGCGCGGCGTCGCGGTGGCCGACGAAATCGGTGCCCACGCTGTTCGCGCGCATCCGTGCCACGCGCAACTTGTCGCCGTGCTCGGCGATCAGCGCGTCGACCTTGTCCCGCTGGGCCACCTTGCGGCCGTGAAGCTCACGGATCTTGTCCTCAAGCCCGGCGAACGACCCGCGCTTGACCCATCTGCCGTCCGTGCCGCGTGGCCACCAGGGCTCATACGCTTTAACCAGCTCATCACCGCCGTACCTGAGCCACACCCAGTCGGCAAACTCGATCCCCGCGGGCACGCCGTCCGGGAAGTCGCTGGGCGTGGCCGCCTTCATGACGAACGGCCGGCCGCCGGTCGTGGCCTTGGCCGCCCAACGGTGGTACGCGCCGATCTCCGCGCGCGCCTCGTGGCTCGGCTCGTGCGGGCCCACGAACTTCATGGCCGGTGGTGCGCTGACCGGAGCCGCGCCGTCGACCTCGCCGTGATGGCCGCCTGGGTGCTGGGTGGCGTGCATGGCGGTCCACGGGCCGACCTTCCTATTGACCGCGCCCACGTACGCGCGCACGGGCACGCCCTCACGGACGGCGGCCAGGGCCCGGTGATGCCCGTCGACCACCTTGACTTTGTCGTCGCCGGGCACGGTCACAGCCACGATCGGCTTGAGCGCGCCGGTCTTGTGGATCAGCTTGCGGAACTTGTTGACCTTCTTTGTGTCGCCGTACGCGTCCCAGGTCTTGACCGCGTCGAGGTCGAGCTGGTTCGGCGGTACGTCGACCGGGCCGGTCCAGTTAGCGTCGCGGACCCACATGGTGGCCGCGTCCGGGTAGTCGCCGGCCAACTGCGCGCGGATCTGCCGGCACAGTGGCGGGTCAGCGCCGGCGGCCTTGTCGACATTGTCGCCCGATACGGGCGCGGGCTTGTCCCCAGGGTTGTCCCCACCCTGTGCGCCGGGCGGACCACCCTGGACCTGGGCGAGTTCGGCGGCCGGAAGGGGCTTGCCGTTCTCGTCAAGGCCCTGCGCGCGCCGACTAGCGGCCAAGCTGCCCGCGATGAAGACCGGGCCGTTCTGCCCCATGACGTAGGGCATATCGGCCTCAGCGAACTGGTACACGGGCAGCGACAGCTCGCGACGCGTGTCGTTGAGCGTCTTCTGGCCGCTGTTCACCTCGCCCACGCGGATGGTCGCGGACTGGCTCTCGTCCTGACCGCCGTCATTCTCAGTGAAGCTGAAGACCAGCTCGGGCGGCGCGCCCTGGTACTGGTGGCCGAGGTCGTTGGTCAGGTCCGTGATGAACAGCAGGTCCGGTGCGGTGGCGATGTCCGCGCGGTTCTCCGCCTGCGCGGCGTGCATCCCAGTGCTGCCCAGCCCTTTGGACTCGGAGAAGCCCAGGTCGGTGACCGGCACGCCGAAGAATGAGCACTGCAACTTGAGCAGGAAAAGATCGTAATCCGGCTTGTACCGCTCATCGACCGAGGGCATGAGGTGCGGCACCATGCCCGGGAACCCGACCTTGCTGCGGTGCCGCTCGCCGGTCTGCCCGGCCAACTCATCGTTGACCGACGACTCCCATTCCATCCGCTGCTCAGGAGTCAGCCCCGCGCCGCCGGCCGCTTCGGTGGGCACCTCCCAGATCAGTTGCGGGGTGACGCCGTCGGTGTACTCGGCCAGCAGCCAGCCTTGCCGGCGCATCCACAGCCGCGAGGCAACCAGCGCCTGTTCGGTGGGCCCGTAGCCGTACGGGCTGTTCAGTTGGTAGTTCTCCCGCAGGTAGACCAGCTCATCAGCGCGGAACGCGCCGTCGATCGTGACGGACGTCGTCCCGTCCCCGTTGACGACCTCCGTCGTGGTGGCCCGCCACTCGCCGCGCGGGAACCCGTACAGGATCTGCTGGAACGCCGGGAAGGGCGGCTCCGGCCGCGAGCCGCGGTAGTCGAGCAGCGGCTTGACCGTGGTCGGGTCGATGATCTCCAGCCCCAGCAGAGTGTCCCCGCCCAGGTTCATCCGCGGGTACACCACGACCGCGTCGTACTTGAGCCGGCCCTCCATGATGCCGCCAACCCAGTTGCCGAAGTCGAGGCCCTGTACCCGCCACGGCCGTTTCCAGAACTCCGTCAGCCGGTTGATATCGGCCCGGTAACGGTCGCGCAGCTCGGACGCGATGTCATCGTGGCCCTTGGTGCCGTCCGCGCGGTACGCGTCCTCGATCGCCTGCGGACTGATGTCCCACGACCACGGCGCGGTGCGCACCCGCGACTTGCGGATCTCGATACAGCGCCTGATCACGTCGATGTTGCGGGCCGCGGCGTCGAGCACACGCCAGGGCATGAGCCGTTCGCCCTGGCCGGGGATGTTCCAGGCGACCGGGTACTCGTAGAGCCAGGGCTCGGGCCGACCGGTGTCCGCACGGGCCGGGCTGATCGCGTCGGGCGGCATCGGGTGCATGGGGCCGAACGGGCCGGAGTCGCGCGGGTCCCTCGCCATTGGGGTAGCCCGGTAGCCGACCGCGGCGCGCATGAGCTGAGCGAGCTGGCCGAACGTGTCAGGAGTGGACGTCATGCCGGCGGCCTGCGCGGTGGGGTTGGCCGCGGTCCGCGGCGCGCCGCTCATCGCCTTGCCGATCTCGTCGCGCATCACCTCGCGCAGCGCGGCCGGCGTCAGGGTGCGTCCGCCGCGGCGCCTGCCCATGCGCACCCCTTGTCAATTGTGCTACAGTTGACACACGCGCCGGACCTGGCGCGATCTACAGGGAGGATAGCGAGATGACGCGCTGCCACCGGAGACACCGGGAAAGGCAAGTCGTGGTCGCGGTCGGGATCGCCTACGTCATGGCCGTTCTGCTCGGCCTCACCCTGGCGGTCGTGGCCCTCGTCAAGCTCATCGCCCACTAGGGAGGACACATGAAGGACGCACCACCCCCGCCCGTGCGCTGCAAGCGCGACCCGTCACCGGCTGAGCGGCACCCCACCGGCGACCCGGAGCACGCCTGCGGACACTGCGCATCCGTCATGCCCAATCGTGCCGCGCTGCGACACAAGGGCATCGGTGTCAAGCCGGCACCGCGTCACCGGCGCGCGGGCATGAAGCCGCAAAACGCGCGCACGCACATCGCTCGGCCCGTGCTCGACGCCAACGGCGAACCGGCCTGGGAGCGCGTGCCGAGCATCCACGGCAAGGGTCGCTACCGGATCAGGTACGAGTACGTGCCGATCTTCGCCGACCCGGAGATGACCGCGCGGGTCATGGTCCGGGCCGCCACCCGCAAGGCCGCGCTCGACGCCAAGCGCGCGGTCAAGGCTCCCCGCGTCGCGGCCACGGAGGCGCGACGGGCCGGCATCCGCGCGGCGGCACGCGCACGGCGCGAAGCTCGGGGAACTGCGGCATGAGCAACCAGGACCGAGTCCGCGACCGCTCCGTGTGGGAGGGCAAGCCGTCACTCACTGACGAGGAGGTCGAGCAGTCCGCGGCGACGACGTGCGCCGACCACACCGAGCAGCCGACCGGCTACATCCAGGCGAGCGCGTGGGCCGACGAGATGCTGAAGACCCACAAGCAACTGATCTGCGGCGAATGCCTGCTCTGGAAGATCTGGGTTCCGAAATGACCGCCCTCGCCCTCGGTCGCCGCGAGCTGGCCGCGCACCCGCCGTACTACCCAACGTCCGCGGGTGGCATCACCTGCGCATCGGTCTACCGGCAGCGCCATGTCCACGACACGTCCGGCGACGTGCTCTTTCCGATGCCGGACGCCTGTGCGGCGTGCGGGCGCGAGTGGTTCGCCGAGGACGAGATCACGTACATGGGCTACTGCGGGGACTGCTGGCCGGGTAACGCCATGCTGCTCGACATCACGGACGGGATCGAGGTCGTGCCGGCCACGTACCCGCAGCCGCGCCGGCACCGCGCACAGCCAGCGCGGGGACAGGCGAGCGTGGCCGAGACGTTCGGCCGGCTTCTCGTGGACGAACCCGTGTTCGCTCCGCCCTCGATCAACTGGTGCCACCAGTGCGGCTGGCTGCATGGCCGGCACGCGCCCGAGTGCTACCTGGCCAGCCTGTAATTGTGCCACACTTGGCGCATTCTTTGAACATAACTGGTCGTAAAGGGCACCCGCCGCATACGCCCTGGCCAGGGCTTTCGCGGCCCGGAACGCATAACTGTCATTAGGCGCCTGGCCTGCGGAAACTTGCAAAACCGCAGGTCACGGGCTCGTGATCATGCTCGGCGATAATGACACTTATGGTCACGCCATGATTCGAATTGGCATCGCTCGATGGATTAACGCATTACCGGTAACAGTAATCCGGTAATTAGGGAGGACGCTCGTGCGCTGGTATCACGAACCGATACACACCACCGGCAAGCACGTGCTCGACGTGTTCATCATCGACGTCACGAGCGCACTACTCACGCAGATCATCGAACGCCGCTGTCCGTGGTGCGAGCGACTGACCGGCTACGCGCACGCGGACTGGACAGCGCCGGCCCTGTTGTTTCCACCGTGCGGGCGGATCGAATGCCTACTCGCCACCCTGCGCTCGCGGGGGCGACTGTGGGGATGGATCGGCCGCACCTACCGCACCTAGACCGCACGTCGCCCTCCCGATACGCTCCGCGACGGGAGGGCACCCTGATGAACGATTACCCGCGCACGCCATTACCACCGCCGCCACCGCCGCCGCACAACCGGGACGCCGCGGTCATCGCACTGATCTTCGCCGTGCCGATCGCGGCGCTCGTGATGCTGTGCGTCATCGCAACCGCGATCATGTACCGGCCCTAGGCCGCGCTGACCACCAGGGAGGACACCCATGACTTTCGTGTGGCCGCGCGACGCGAACCCGTACCTGCCGCCCGAAGAGCGCAAGCGAGCAACCGCCCCCGTACGCCGAGAAGCTGACCGGGCGTGGCGACAGTGGCTCGCCGAGCACCCAGCACCGGCCCCGACCGATTGGTCCGACTACCCGGCATGGATGGCGCGCTACCAGGAATGGCTAGCGAACTGGCCTAGGCCGCGCGCCGCTGGTCCTTGAGCCGTTCCATGAACCCCGCCAGGCCCGTGCCCTGGCCAAGCACGCGATCGAGCGCCTGTGTGCACGCGTCGACCTGGTCATCGTGCGTGCCGTTGGGGAAGCTCGCGCACTCGTCCACGAACCGGCCCACCCAGGGCGCGAGCGTGGGGTGCGGTAGCTCGACGTCGCCGGCCTCGATGAACGGGCTCACCGCGTGCGCGCGGGCCTCTTTGCTGCCCCGCGGCTCGACCGGGACCAGCCCGCCGACCACGCCGCGCAGGGACGCGATGACGGCCGGCCCGTTGGCCTTGTCCTCGATCAGCCGTAGCCGTGCCTGCGGCCACTGCGCACACAGCGTGATGAGCGCCGTCTGGGTGGCCGGGAAGTCCATCCGGTCGAGAACTTGGGCCAGAAGTCTGGCCCGAGATCCGGCCCGGCCCCACACCTGCATGGCTACCCAGTCGGACTTGCTCGTGTCCTTGAACGAACAGTCGACGCTGATCACGTACTCGTCGATGCCGGGCGCGAACATCGTGCCGTCGTCCCTCATGCGCGGCATGAGGTGGTGGTAGCGCCACCAGTGCCGCTTGAGGATGTTTCCCTCCTGTGGCGCCGGCTTGCCCTGGTAAATGGCCGCCCAGCCACGCGAGCCGGCGTCCTTGCGCTTCTGCTGCCACTCGGCGAGGGTGCGGTCGCGGACGCTGGGCATGATCTCGCCGGGCTCGCGGCCGATGGGGTCGGTCTCGCCCAGTTCGGGCCGGTGGTCGGCAACCGCAGGGATGCGGATGACCCGGAACGACCCGTCGCGCTCGAAGATGCCGCCGAGGTCGTCCTCGTGCCAGCGGGTCATGATGCAGACCACGACCGCGCCAGGTGCCAGCCGGGTTGACCCGACCTCGCGCCACCACTCTTCCGCGCGCTCGCGGTACGCCTCACTGTCGGCCTCGGCCCGGTCCTTGAACG